CGCCATGGCGAATGCCGGTATCACCCACCGTCACCTGATGCTTGCTTAGCAGATGCAACGTGGCCGTTGGTTGATATGTCTGACTGGTGCGGCGGATGGGCGGAGGTGAAGCGTGACTGATCGCCGATTTGTCTTTGCCTTTCCAGTTTTGAATGTTTACGAGGTGATTTGGGCTGTGTCTGCTATTGAAGCGCGACACAGGCTGATGAATTCTGATCTTGCTCCTTATTACGGTATTGCCGTATTACTTAACCCATGAATTTATTCATTGTCGACACAGAGACGACAGGTCTCACGCCTACTGATGCGCGATGCATTGAGGTCGGCGGAGTTTTATTTAGCGTTGATGATCGCGCTGTGATTGGTCAGTGCTCGTTTTTGCTGCCTACGGATGAGAATCCAGTGGAGCACATCAATGGAATTCGCGCTGAATTGACGAAGCGGCCACAGGCTGCGAGGTCTGGTCTTGAGTATTTTTATGCTTTAGCGAAACATGCTGATTACTTGGTTGCTCATAATGCTGATTTTGACCAGCAGTGGTTTGGGCAGGGGCCGTTGCCTGCGTTGACGCAGCGCTGGTTATGCACCATGGATGACTTTGATTGGCCCCGTATAAACCGGACCCGTCCGAGTGTCATGCATTTGGCGGTTGCGTATGGGGTGCCGGTCTGGGCGGCGCACCGTGCGCTGACTGACTGCATTTATTTAGCGCAGGTGATGGAGCGTGAGCCGGATTTGGAATTGTTGATTGCGAATGCGTTGGAGCCAAAGAAAACGTATATGGCTTTGGTGAGTTACGAGGATCGGCAGAAAGCAAAGGATGCTGGGTTCCGGTGGGATGGCGAGCAGCGGCGGTGGCTGCGAAAGCTTCGGGATTATCAGGTCAGTGAGCTGAAATTTGACGTGAGGGAGGTGGCGGCATGATTAGCGCGATTGCGTTGCTGCTTGCTGTATCGCAACCGATACCGAGGGTTGGCATGTGCCCGCTTGGCTATTACAGCTCGGGGAGCTATTGCATCCAAAGTCGCGGAAGCGATAAGGAAGCGATTGATAGACAGGGGAGGTTTTGCCCGCTTGGGTGGTATAGCTCTGGTGAGTATTGCGTGAGAATTCGATGACTGATTGCAAAGCCACCCCCGACCAGTGGGCATATCAGGAGCACTGGGCACAAGAGGATGGGGATGCAGCGTGCATCCTTGAGTTACGCGCCAGGGTCGAAGCGCTCGAAGCGAACACAAAAGCCTGGAGGCAAGACCACCTGCGCTTGGCTAATACCTGCGCGGGCATGGCGGAGGATCGGCTTGAATTTTTCGGCAAGCTGCTGCCTGATGGCGAAAGCGATCCTGAAGGCGAAATTATCGATTATTACAACGCGCTTGCTGCTCAGCATGCGGAAAAGGCAGTGTTCCACCAGGATCCATCACTGGCAGAGCGGGTTGCCATGGCGATCACCCGCGACGGCGAGCAAGCCAGGTGGGATGAAGCTCGAGCAGCAATGCTTGAGATTGCGAAATGGCTTGAATCTCGAGCTGGCGGCACTCGGGCATGCTGGCTACTTGAGCGGGAGGCGCAAGGTTGACCTGGCGCCTACTAGCCAAAGCGTTAGGCGAAAAGGCAAGCGACTGCGACCGCGAGTCAGATCGCGTCGCTGTGATCCGACTCGCTATTCTTGCCTGCTACTTGATTACGAATTGTTTCATCGTTGCGGGCGTCATTCGACATTGGAGGATTGAGAATCCTGCGCACCCTGCTGTACGGAACGCCGAGTGCCCTGGCGATGGCGGCACCAGTCATGCCACCACGTCGCATGAAGTAGATCAGATCGCGGTCGAAGGGATCCTGATCAGCCATGTGGCTAGACAATTCGGTTAAGGGTATGGTAGCCTTTATTCGTACCATTATCACCTTATGGAACCCAAAGAGCTAAGAGCCCGTCTTTCTCCGATCCGCGATGAGCTGGACGAGATATTAGGCGAAATCTACTGGCAAGACGGCATGGCCCAGTGCTTTGCGTGCATACGCACTGCCGTCGAAAACATCAAACTCGCTCGTGACTTTTCGCACCGTGCTTGATTACCATTCGCATCCGGCCGTTTCGGCCTCAAAGCTTAAATCAATTATTACCGGAACTCCAAAAGATTACTGGGCAAAGCATGTCGACCCAAATCGCATGCCATTTGAGCCAACTGATGCCATGCGTCAGGGCAGTCTTGTTGACTGCTTAATTACTGAACGCGACCAGTATTCCAAGCGCTATTTGGTTGCACCTCAATGTGATCGTCGCACCAAAGAAGGTAAAGCGATTTGGGCTGATTTCCAGGCTCAATCCGCAGGTCGCGAGGTGATCACCCGCGACTGGGAAGACAATTCGCTCAGGATTGTTGAAGCACTGATGCGTGATGCCCATGCTGCGCCATTGATTAGGGATGGCCAGGGTCAGGATCCACACTTTTGGTATGACTCCGATATGGGCATTGATTGTCGCTACAAGCCTGATATCGAGCATCCTGATCGCGGCATTCTTGTTGACCTAAAAAAGTCAAGGTCTGCAAGCCCAAGGCTGTTTGCTGCTCAGTCGTATTCAATGGCTTACGACCTGCAGATGGCGCATTACAGCGCTGGATTCAAGGATCGCTACGGGAGCCTGCCGGAGCAGGTGATTCTCATTGCATACGAATGGCAATGGCCTCATAACATCAGCGTCAACATCCTTAGCCCTGACCTTATCGAAGAGGGCCATAGGCGTCGTGAAGAAGCAATAGTGCAGCTCAAGCAATGCATTGAGACTGATCTTTGGCCTTCATGGGGTTCTGTTGAGATGGACTTGCCTCGCTGGGCAAATGCCGATGATCCAGCCAACGCTACGGGTGCAGATGATCTTGGACTGGAGGGACTGGAATGAACTTTGATGAGCTGTACCCAGGCCGCTTCCTGAAGGCTGGGTTGATCCCGAATGGAAAAGCAACCTACACGATCGCTTCGGTCGCTAGGGAGCAAATTGAAGGTGAGAACGGAGTTGAGGACAAGGTTTTAATGACCTTCTCCGAGACTGCGATGCAGCTTGTGCTGCCGAAAGTGAATGCTGTCGCGATCCGGGCAATGTTTGGCAGCGATGTTCAAGCTTGGATCGGTAAGCGCGTAACGCTTTATGCGACGACTGACATCATGCCGTTTCCCAAGCGCAGGAACGAGCCATGTATCCGCGTATTTGGCAGCCCTGACATCCGCGAAGAAGTGATCTGCGAATGGCAGCCACCAAAGCGGCGGAAGCTGATTCAAAAGCTCCAGCCAACCGGTTACTTCACTGCTGCTTGGAACTCAATTAAGCAGGGCACTGCCGAGCAAATGCCCGCAATGCGAAACCGAGTCGAGCAGCTGCTTTCTCAAGGTGAATTAAAGCCTGAAGAAGCAGCAAGATTGGTTGCAGCAATTGAAGCGAAAGTGTAACCTCTTTATCGAGATCACTTCGCGATCACTTATGGCCGAGTTTGAAAAAATCACTGTCGACGAAGCGCGTAAGCGCATCAGTCGTCGCAGCAAGACCAGCCCATTGCGAGATGAAATTCTCAAGATGCACGCAGGTGATGCAATCTCGGTTTCGTTTTACAATGCAGAAACGGGCGACGGGTATAAGCCGACTACGGTCGCCCAAGTAGTCAGCCAAATGTCAAGAGGCAATGCTGACGTTCGCTACTCAATGCGCAAAAACGCAGACGGCAATGGCTGCTTTGTAATGTGCATTGAAAAAACCCCTGAGGACGCATTACGTCCGAAGCGTGGTCGGAAACCTAAAACACAAGAACAGGAGGCAATCTCTTGACTTTTAACGCCAGTGGCGCGCTGTTTCAACAAACCGCAGAGCAACTTCAACAGCGACTTGGTGAGCGTTACGACGCTTCCAAGAATTACCCAAACTACGACGGCATTTTGAACGTGCCAGCTGATCAGGCGCATGCGCTTGCGCAATACCTGATGAATGCACAACCGATTGGCGATCGAAACGAGATTCCCATTCGGATCTCTGGCTGGCGCAAGCAATCGAATGCTGGCAAGCCTTATCTGAGCCTTAGCTTCAAGCCGGACAGCCGCGTACAGCAGGCGGCACCTGCACCTGCAGCGGCTCCTGTACCCGTTGCTGCTGCAGCACCGCCTGTTGTACAGCAAGCAGCCCAACAAGTTGCCAATGCATTTGGTGGTGTGGTCACCGAGTACACTGACGATACTATCCCGTTCTAATTAGAATGGAAAAAGGATGCAGGGGCTGCTTGCGGCTCCTGCCCTTGAGCGATTTTTATACGCACAAGGGCATGGCCGACGGCTACTTAAATTACTGCAAAAAATGCGTCAAATCCAGAGTCGCAAAACACAGGCAAGACAATTGCGAAAAAATTCAGGCTTATGAAAAATGGCGCTATCGCGCAAATCCAAAACGCCAGCAGCAATTTTTGTCGCTTCCGGCTAAAAGAACCCCAGAACAAAAACGCGCTCACAATGCGGTCCGCTATGCAATTAAAAATGGAAGTCTCGTAAGACCAGGCTGCTGTTCAAAATGTGGCAAAAAATGCAAGCCAGAGGGGCATCACGATGACTACTCAAAGTATTTAGAGGTTCGGTGGCTTTGCAGGTCATGTCACTGCTTGCTTCACGCCAACTCAAACAACGACAGTTAACTATGGAATTTACCTTCAACAGCAAATCATTGGACCGCCAGGTCTCATTGCATGAAATCAACTTGCTCAGTTCAGTTGATGCTCGAAAGCTTCACGCGGAACTTGTTATTGCTGTCCAATCAATGGATGACAAGGTAAGCGAAGCGTCTTTAGCTGCTGTCCAGTCCGGCATCCCTGCGGACAAAGACTGGATTCATCGCGTAAAAAAGAAGCGTCGCATTTGCGTTGCATTTGCCACCCAGGTAAAGCAAGCGATTGATTCCGCCCAACCTGCCACGCAAGGTGGCTATGCGTCTATTTATCACTCGCACTTTGACGCTCTAGTCCGCGAAGAACTAGGCGCTACTGTTTACGAGGAAATCAAGAATGAAGCTCGAAATCTGGCCCTTTCAGATCTTCAAGTGCCAGCTCAAGACGCATAATCTCCCATATCGCTTGCTGGAGCATGTCTTGGTATTGAACGCAGGAGCGATAAAGAGCTGCTTCTCGCTCTGTCATTGAGCGAATAATAAGTTCATTCCGCAGCTCCTGCTCCGGCGAAATACTGCTTTTAATCCATTCCATTTTTTGTCATGCATTGGGTCGACGACGAAATCGGCAAGACGCAACACGGTGAAGGAATTAGCAGAGCGCCTGCCGGTGCGAAAACAAAAATGTTCCTTTTAATTATACGTCAACCAAACAATGCACCAATGAAATTCAGCATTAAGGCGGAATCAAAAACAAAGGCTAAAAAATACGCCGTTGCGCGTTGGCCTCTCGCGGAAGTGGAGGTGGTGAATTGAAGAGGGTAAGCCTGGTTCACTGCACACCTGACGCAGAAAATTTGATTGTTCGCATGGCTCGGGTTTCCAATCCAAGCAATCAAAACAATCAGAAAACAGCTTCAAAATTGCTTGGTTACTTAATCAAGCATTCCCACTGGTCGCCATTTGAAATGGCCAGCATGTGCGTTCAGATCGAAACAGAGCGCGATATTGCTGCTCAAATTCTCAGGCATCGCTCATTTAGCTTCCAAGAGTTCAGCACTCGTTATGCCAAAACTGATATCGCCGATGCGCCTTACCAGCGACTGCAAGACCACAAAAATCGGCAAAACAGCATTGATGGGCTTGATTCAGAATTGCAGAGCTACTGGGCAGAGCGCACCAGCAATTTAATTGGACAATCATTCACCATTTACGAGAAAATGCTTGAGGAGGGCATCGCCAAGGAAACAGCAAGACGGATACTCCCTCTTTGCACGCCAACCACTCTTTACATGCACGGCACCCTTCGCTCTTGGATTCATTACATCCAATTGAGATCGGCAAACGGCACCCAGATAGAGCATCAAGAAATTGCACTTGCATGCCGCCAGATTTTTATTGAGCAATTCCCCTTTATTGCTCAAGCATGCTTTGAGTAGGTTGCGCATCCAAGGCTGCCGAATACGCTGTAAGCGAATCTTTTCATTCAAATTTATTTTATGGGACTTTCGAAGGCGAGTAGGCCCTGTTTTACCTGTAAGCGCCTAACCACTAATCCCATGTACTGCACAAAGTGTTACGACCAGACGAGTGCAGGCAAGGCCGAGAAGGCCATGAAGAAATACAAACCAATCCACGGCGGCGGACCCTGTGCGTCATGCTTGCACTGGGTTGGCCATTGCGACCTCGGCATACCCGAAGGTGGTTCAAACTACGCTCGGGACTGCTCCTTGCTTTTACTTCAAAACGAATTATGCGATCCCATCCATTTCTGAATCCAATTGAAGCCTTTCTGGTCCGCTGGCTCAGCCGGTCACCACGCATTGGGATGGTTGTAATTAAAGAGCATGGCACTATTGTCAGCTGGGTTATTCGCGACCAAACAGATCCGACGATCGAGGATCCTGAAGACTTCCCGGAGCCGCCTTCAATGCAGCTTGAACGGCTTTACCATGCACCCGACGCTCAGCGTTAAGTTCCATGTACCTGCCAAGCGCAGGGGTGAAATCTTTTGGCGTTCATCCAGTCTTTTGGGGAATTGACACCTACTTCAAACCTTGGTTCTTTGATGGAAAAATTGTCTACTGGGGGGCCACGTCCTCTGATCGCAGAGATGCCTTGCGAAAAGCTGAAGCCATGGCAAATTGAAACACAAAAAGCTGCCTTTCTGGATTACCTTTACGATCTTTATGATCGTAATTCTGAGGCTTCTGGGTTAAAGGGAACCTACACCGGCCTCTGGGAGCGTTTTCAGAACGATTCCGCTGAAATCTTGCGAGCGCGCTTTATTTCAACAGGTGATCTTTAATGCAAAAAATTATTGGTATCTACAGTCCTGCGCCTCAGTCCGGCAAATCAACAGTTGCCGAATTTCTCAAGCAAAAGGGCTATACAGTTGTACCCTTTGCCGAAACCTTAAAGGAAATGCTTGTCCCAATGCTTGAAGCATTGGGATACGACAAAGCTGGTGCTTGCTATTTAACGCATGAAGCAAAGCAAATTATCGTTGGCGATGCCGGAGTAAGTGTTCGGCATATGCTGCAAACGCTTGGCACGGAATGGGGACGCTCCTGCATTCATCCAGAGATTTGGTTGAGATGCTGGCGCAAAAAGATGGCAAAATACGATGCCGTCGTTGCGGATGATGTTCGCTTTTTGAATGAAGCCAAGCTGGTCAAGCTGCTTGGCGGAGAGTTGTGGCGAATTGATCGATTCGACAGTCCCAAGTCATCTTCCCACTCGAGCGAAGGTTCCCTTGATGACTACCAGGAATTTGATCGTTTGATTAAAAACGATGGGACGGTTGAGGACTTGATCTGTAAACTCCGGGAAATACCGGTGTAAAGATGGCAAGTTTGCGTTACCACGCTGGCCGGATGGTGCTTTACGAAGCTGCGTCCGGCTGGCGGGTTCGCATAAAGACCAAAGCAGGAAAAATTGACTTGCCTTTAGAGAGCTGCGACCTTGATCTTGCAATCATTGAAGCCGAACAGCTTTATGCAGATGCTAGAGCGATAGACAATAGTCATCCATATTGCTATCAATGTATCCATTGGAAGCCTTCTGCGGCAAAATGTGACTTAGGTTTTCCTGAGGGAAGAGCATCAGGTGGAAGATTCGCAAAAGACTGCAGTGCCTACAGGGGCCATTGATTGCGGCGAAGGGTTTTACATTGAAATGGGAACAGAGCCGGGCATCGGCGAGGTCCGCTACATGTCATGCTCACCTGGGGCAACTACCTGCCGGTATTCCAATGATCTATGGCAAGCGCAAATTTATATTGAGCATCTGAAGGGCATCCAACCCCGGTGATCCACTCATAAACCTGCTGCGCTCGATGCCAGCACCAGGAATCCTGAGCAATCCACCACGCCCATAGAGAAGAATGGCCTTTTGAGGCATTGCACAGCAAGCATGCTGGAACGCAATTTTGAGGGACAGTAAGCCCGCCCCTCGCTTTTGGCTTTACATGGTCAATTGTTGTGGCATGACTGCCGCAATATGCGCAGCAATCATGCCAGGCATTGAAAATTGACGCCCTAAAACGTTTCTTCGCGACTTTTTTAGTTACCAGATCGACTCCATCAATCTGGTGCCTCATGGTCGCAATCCAGGTCTTACAAGGGTAGCTAAAGCGACCCTTCCCAACTCGGCATCACCCTTGGTTGATTGTTGTAGTGACCCACTTCTGCGTAGCTAATACTGGGGATCCCAGCGGTTATTACAAAAACCATCTGACCAATTTTCAAGCCTGGATACAATGGCAATGAATGAAATCGTCTTGCGTTCACCAACTCCAGGGTTAGTTTACTTCCACTCCAAAGGGGATCAGCAAAGCCGGCATGACTATGCTCGTAACCTTCTCTCGCCCTGCTTGATTTAAGACAAAAGATTCCGCATACATCGTTTGGCATGTTGAAGATTTCATGAGTCTCCGCAAGCAAAAACTCTCCAGGAGCAAGCCAGTAGGGGTTTTCGGCGGTGCAGTGCTCGATGGATTGCGCCTGAAGCTCTGAAGTATGCTCCACCTCGATCATCAATGTTCCGCCAAGTCTGAGATCAAGAGAAGCTGGATTAAGAAGCTCTGGATCCCAGTTTTCGACCATGCGATCTTCGCTGATCAACCTGCTGATCTCTTTATCGTGAAGAATCATTCAGAATTAGTAATCCCATTGAATCCTAGGACGATTTTGCCTGATTCCGGTATGAATGAAACCTTTCGGTGCGCCCCTGCCAGTGCTGTAAGGCCATTCCTTCAGGCACCATTCTTGTAGTTTGTAGATATCAATCCCTTCAATAAACCAGTCAACAGCCCCAATGCCAGGGCCGCTAAAAAGATGCTCTGAAGAGCTTGCGCCATTCACCATTTGGTTGATATAGGAATTCCTGTAACCGCTAGTAATGATTACAGGCTTGCCGCCGAATACATTTCTTGCGCGCTCAAGAAAGGCAGCCAGCTCGCCAGCAGTGTCGACTTGATACTGGTGATCAAACCTGCGCTCTTCCCTGTCAAGAGCAAACTCGCCCAATCTGATGTGAGGAGTAAGACGAACAGCAAAAGGAGATCTCGGCGTTACTTTTGATGGCTGCTGTTCAGATTCAAAAGTTTCGCTAACACCGCTAAGCCACAGGGCGCCTTCGGCTCTTCTTCTGCGAAGGAGACCAGCCTCAACATGGGTTCCTGGATTTCTATAAAGTTCAAGCGCAGCAGGCACATCTAACCATTTTTTATTTTTCAAGCAATTGGTAATTGTTTCAAAATTCTTAGAGCCATAAAAGCCAGAGCCAAGGTTGTATGCGAATGAAACCAGAGCAGAAATTTGCTCGTCGCTCATCTGCTGCCAATACGGGATTTCTTTGCTTAATTTTGCAGCAATTCTATCAACTTCGAGCCTAAGAAGCATGTCTGCTTCGATTACGTTTATTTTGTCACCTCTTTTGACGTAATTGCCCGGCCCGTATCTTGTGGTGCCATATCCGATTGTCCATGGCTCATCCTTGGTCAAAGGATCTGGGTATGCAGAAAGATGACAGCCCTCAAACTCTCTTATCAACTGTATCCCTAATGAACAATCGTACTGCTTCCCTGATTGGCTCCAGGTCTTAAACCACTCGGCAGTGCGCACCAAGATTTCGGGTGAAGCTTTTTCAATAAGCTCTTCAAGCTCGGAGATCGCCGCAGACTGATGAGGGAGAGACTTGAAATACTTGAAAAGATCAATTAGACGGATTCTGTTCGGTTTCATTTTTCCAAGGTGCATGAACACTCATTGCGCCACCAAGCAGCCGACTTTCACCTGTTTGTAGATCATCGTTTACCGGTTCGTGATCCACAACAGGTTTTGGTGCTAACGGCTGATCCGCTAGCCACGCATCTATGGCAGTGTCTATGCGCGGCTTTATGGTCAGCGCTTTGGGAAGACCACCTTCAGTGCTTTAAGGATGAGTTGGACCCAGCTGTTTTCTTTGATGGGAAGCAAGGTGATGATTTCGCTGCCTGCAGCCACCAGAATTGCCAGAACAGTTGCTGTGGTGGGGTCCATGGCTATGAGTGGTTGGGTCTCCCTTCCAGTTTAGATACCCGTTGCTCTACGGTCGAGAGCCTTGTAAATGTTTCTCTTCTGTCTTCTTTTATATCAGAATGTAAAACTTCAAGTTGGCTCGCAATGTGCTCAACAGCGCTCGTAAGCCTTATGACCGCATTTCTGGCCTCTTCGTTTCGCCTCCCAGATGTCGCCGCAGTCATTGCTGCAACTGAGATGGATGCTCCGGCCACTGCCGCGATGACTTCAATCATGGCCGCAATGGCTTCATCTACATCTTAGCGACCTTGCCCGCGACGCAATTTACGTGTACCTCGAGGACGGCTGCGCTTGCTGTTGCCTTGCCGCGTGCGCTTGGGTTTTCCCGATTGGTGATCGAATCGGCCCAGGGCGGTTTTTGATTTAACGGCCACTACA